CGCAGTTGTTGACGCGCGTCCCGCCTTTTACTTTTGTTCCAGACTTTTTGTATCCCTTCCAACAGGAAGGATCAAGGCGCTGTTTCTTTACCTTCATCTTTTTAGGTGCCATCACCAGATACCTGGGATCAGTTGTCCGGTGAGAGCATAGGCACCCATGGCTGCGATTACACCCAGCATAGCAAGGCGTCCGTTGAGCATCTCTGCTTTTTCGTTATGGTTCACGGTGTACTTCTCGTCAAAGGTCATGGGTGGTTCTTTAGCGTAAATGTTTTGGCGTCCGCCGTCTTCAATGATTGTAGTCATCAGTATTGAATGTTAGATCGTTCGAGTTTAGCAAAGACATCCTGTCGGTACGCCGGGTCACGGTCGTAACGTGGATCAGACATGGCTTGAACAACTTCCTGCTGACTGCGGAACACATCCACGTTGGGTTGTGCTGCTTTACCAGTCAGCATCTGTCCTTCAAATCCATTCTGTTTTTCATACTCAGCTTTCAGTCCAGCGACTGCTAGTTGAATCATGCGGAGATCTCCAGTCTCAACGATGTTATCATAAGCAGTAATGAAAGACTCATCGAGTGAGTTGGCTGCCCATTGAGTCAGCTGACCATAGGCTTCATCACCACCAGCAAACTCTTTGACCTGGTTAGCTTGTGCATCAGTCAAGTCATTGCTTTGCTGTTGCTGTCCCTGCATCTGAATGTACGCAGAGATCAGTTCATTACTGTCAAGCTTGCCTAACTCCTCAAGAGTCTCGGCGCTAACCTGTCCATCATTAGAATAGAATTCTTCTGATGCTTTGTTGAGTAGCTCAAAGTTAGGGTTAGCTTCTTCTTCTTTTACTTCTTCTTCGGCGGAGTCTTCTTGCTCCCGCACTTCGTTTGTTTCACCTGCATCGTTAGTACCTAGTTTCTTTTGAAGTTCAATGTAGGCTTGTTCCAATGCTTCTGCATCTTTGAACTTACCTGCCAGCATCTGTTGCTGATCAGCTGCAGCCTGTTCACCAATCGCGAGAGCTTCTTGCTCTTCAGGACTGAACTCAGGCTGGTCAGCTGGAGTGGGATCATACGTCAGTGTAGCCATGGGCAGTTTCTACTTTAAGTTTACCGAGTCCAACGGACTCAACATAGTTAGGTGACCGACCTAGTTTAGGTGTGCCAACCTTAGGTTTGGGAGCATACTTATTAGGCTCCGGTGTTTCCACCTTAAGAACTGGTTTCTCAGTGGGTGGGTGCTCAACAACCTCAGAGGTGCGAGGTGCTTCCGGTTGACTAGGCTTCCGGCGGCTGCGCCTCTTCGGTGCTGGCTTGTCCTGGGTTTCCATTCATTAACTCCGGGTTTTTACTTGGATCCATCATCGGACTACTTGCAAACTGACCAGCTTGTTTCGTCAGCTCCTGTTGCATCATCGCTTGCTGTTGTTGTGCTTGCTCTTCCTGAACATCACTGACACTCTTGACGAGGTTCAGATAGTCGATGCCCTGGGCAGCAGCCAGACGTTTGATGTACTCATCAGGGTTGATGAATTTAGCTAGGGTCTCAGGACCCATGGTCTGTGCAATGGTAGTGATGAATTGAATCAATGATTCTCTGTCCTGACCACGACCCAGTGCGTTAACACCAGCCACGATCTCGGGACGAACCATACCTTTAGGAAGCTTAGGCAGTTGGTTACTACGTTGTAGCACCATCAGCGTACGCTCAAGGTATGGCTTGAGGAACTCATCAGTCAGCAGTGAGAACATCCCACCAAGCTGCTGCTCTAGTTCCAGTTGTGTCAGACGTACTTCCTCAGCGGTAGTCCGTTCTGACTGTCGGATGTTCAATACCATGAAGGCATCCGAGATGCGCTGACCAAGAGTGGTTGCCATATCATAGGCAGTCTTGAAGTCAGCTGTCTTGCCAACCTGCACAACCTGCACATCATCAGGTCTACCCTGGATGATTGCACCGTTGCCAGCTTGCGCTAGAGTCTGTGGTTTGGTAGTGCTAGAGGGTGAGACAAGGAACACAACCTTTGCGGCTGCTGCAGAGCCTTCAATCAATGCCTGAGAGAGTGCTTCGAGTGACTTAAGATCACCGAGGAACTCCTCTACTCTACCACGACCATAAGCTTCACCATCAAAGGAGACGAAGCGGAGAGGTAACCATGGACTAGCATTCTTAGGCGCTGTGCTTCTGCTATTAGGAAGAGTCTTATCCAGACACTCCTGATACCATACCCAGCGTCCATTCTTCTGGTCCAGTTTGACGTGTGTGTAAACTTCCACGTCATCATCCATAGTGCCTGCGCCTGTCCTTCCATTTAAACCACCGCCAGCACTAACTTCGTTTGG